TTCGGATCCGAGTTATTATTCTTAATTTTAAAAAGGGCCCGCAAGGGCCCTTTTTTTTGAGCCGTTTTTTATGGGTGGGCCCCGCCCACAAGCTCTCCTCTCAGATGGCCCGATGCGACAATTTGTCATATTGACATAACATGTAGATTTTACCTGCGACTCTGTCAATATGACAAATGGCCACAGGTGTGACACTTTGCGCAATGTCCGCGGCTCATGGATCATGATATTTCATGCGTATGAATAAAAAGGAATTAAAATTAATTACTGGATCATTTAGTAAGCCTTCAAAGATGCCAGGTTACAGCTACGGCTTGCCCGCGTGGGAATGTAAGACAGGCGGCAAACTTGCTTTAATTCCTGGTACTGTTTGCTTTGGCTGTTATGCTAAGCGTGGTTTTTATTCGATGTATAAAGGCGTGAAGGCTGCGCAATATGTAAGATTAAATTCTATTACTAAACCTTTATGGGTTCGAGCTATGGCTGCGCAAATTAATTCTTTTAAGTGTAAAGAATTCAGATGGCACGATGCGGGAGATATTCAAAGCATTAAACACTTATTAAAAATTTTTAAAGTTTGTAAATTAACGCCTAGCGTTAAACACTGGATGCCCACCAAGGAGGCGCAATTTTTAAAACATATTCCAGTTAAGAGAATTCCAAAAAATTTAATTATTAGATTATCTGGCACTAACGTTGATGGTGGCGCGGGTAAGTTTTGGAAGTGGACAAGTACTGTAACAACAGATCCTAAGAAGGCAACATGTCCAGCGCCAACTCAGAGCGGCAAATGTCTTGACTGTAGAAAATGCTGGTCACGTAAAATTAAAAATATTGCATATTTGAAACACTAACCACGGAGAAAAAAATATGAGTAAAAAAATATCAATTGAAAAAAATCAAAAACAGAATTTAATCTGGGCGTCTGGTCATTACCTATGTACCCACTTGCCACAAAATTTTGACACCTGGTCAAATCGCAAGCTGAATAATTTCTTAGAAAAAAATGCCTGGGAGCCTTTAGAGCACTGGCCGGCTGAAGATATCTGGGAGCAAATCGACAGCCTGGCCTATAGCGTCAAAGAAAATTACAGGAGGAAATCATGAAAAGAAAAATTAAAAGAGGTGATTTGCTGCCGTGGTTCTTAGAGGATCACAACACGTTGCCAGCCTGGTATATTAAAGATTGCCAGGAATTTTTTGAATGGTTAAAACAATCTAACAAAGACAGAAAGAGGTTGAACTAATGAAAATTAAAACAATTGAAGAGTTAAAAAAATTAATGAAGGATCTAGGCGCAAGCGAGGAAACCACAAGCGACGGTTTTACTTTTATTGAGCTAGATAGTAAAAATTTAAAATGCCCTGAAGCTTCTAAAGGATGCAAGCCTCACGGCTGGCCGAAGGGTAACCCTAAATGGAGATAAAAAATTTTAAATGAACTCAAGGCGCAAGCACACAAGCCCCAAGAATAAGGGGGGAGGGGGGACGGGTGGGACCCGCCCTCAAGCACACACATGGGTGCGACAAATTGTCGCATGTGACAATATTGTTCTTGACAGGCAAATTGTCGCATGGGCCGTGGCACGTGGTCGCAGGCACAAGCTTGTGGATAACTTAAAATATTTTTTATCTCGCCACATTTCGAACACATTATTATGGGAAATTGTAGGATGTCAAATTAACAACAATGGAGGTGATTATGGCATTACAATACGACTACACAGCCTTGGACACAGAAGGATGGACCAAGGAGCAGCACGACACAGCTGCAAATTTTTGCTGGACCATGATGGCTATCGACATGGGAACAGTTACGAAGGAGAACCAGGACGAGGTTATTTTCCGGATTATGTTTCTACAAGAACTGGGTCTTGGACCATGGACAGAGAAACGTTCTCTGATGGGGGTCAAAGGTATGGTTCATGGAATGAGGGGCTACAAATGCAACGTGGCCTACGATCCAAGATACAAGTTCATCAGAAGATGGGTAAAGGCTGCAGAAAACTGGCTGGAAGAAAAACTGGAGAAGAACGAAGACTTTCTAAAATAGTTTCTACCTCCAACCCTGGGCGAGAAATCGCCTGGGGTTTTTTTGTAATCATAATAATTAATAATAGAATCCGTCCTCAAGCACACAACTGATCTGGGGTGGGGGAGAATGGGTGGGACCCGCCCTCAAGCACACACACGAGCGTGGCGGTGCGACGTTATGTCACATTGACAAGATATTCTTGAACCTTGGTCCATGACTCGGCGACCGGGGTACATGGTTCACGGCTCACGAGCTTAAGTATATCTCTTCCTTCATAAAGTTTTATGGCTAAAGGATCGAGGGCCTTTGCCAAGATAAAAGTATTGTTAGAATGTTTCATGTGGAACGAAATTTGGTGTGGAGAAAAGATTAATTTTTTACGTTTTTCTACTTTCAATTCGATAGTAAAAAACTTTCCTTTTTCATTATAACATAACAAGTCTGGAACACCTGCAGAGGCCCAACTCTCTAGTCTTGTAAAGGAAATTTGCTTGATGTTTTTCTTAACTTCTTGCCAAAATTTAGACTCATCTTTTGCCATGAATTTACCGTAAGGTAGGTGGTTATAATAGGACTACTAGCGTAATAAAAACTAAAGAAAAAAGCAACAACTCTTCAATCATAACTTCTTTAAAACTTTACCCATACGCCAGGATTCTGGTTTGATAGTGATTACTAATCTATGAGATTCTCTGACTCCAATTAATTTATTTTCCATTAATTGAATTCCTTTAACATCATAAAACTCACCATTAGGTAAAACGATTTGAACTCTTGCATCACCTGCTGCGGGTGATTTTAAAAACTTATCTATGACTTGTCTGAAATGTCTTAAGCTTATCATATTTGTTTTAGAGGGGGCCCAGTATCTGCCTAATGGTTTATTCCCAAGGTTTCGTAAGCCGACCCCCGCTATTGTTTACAAATTAACCTGTAATTAAATGAACCGTTTAATTTAATTACACACATCAAATGGAGGTAAGATGTGATTGACTTATACGAAATATTACGTTAATTGTCAAGGCATGGGAGCATTAAAACAACTCACACCAAAACAAATAAAATTCGCACAAGAGCTCGTTTATAACGAAGGTAGAAAGACTGCGACACAATGCGCAATCGAGGCTAAGTATTCAGAAGACAGAGCTCACGTGACTGCATCTGAATTACAGAATCCAAAAATGTATCCACTAGTAGTTCAATACATTGGTGAACTTAGACAAGAGATACAGAAAAAATATGATATTACTTTTGAATCTCACCTGGCTCAATTAGGTGATATGCGAAACAAAGCTTTAGATGCCAAAGCTTGGACAGCTGCAATCAATGCAGAAGTAGCTAGAGGTAAAGCTGCCGGACTTTATGTTGAACAAAAAATAATTAGAACTGGTAAATTAGATGATATGTCTGAAGAGGAATTGGATAAGCGAATAGCTGAAGTATTAGATCAGTACTCGCCTATCCTTGAAGGTGTTGCACATGATGAGTTTAAGGATGTAATACGAAAGACAAAAGCAACGTCAAACCGAACACTCCCAAAACCCATAGATATTGAATCAGAAGAAGATTATTCTTCGTCCTCTTCGTCTTCCTCATCATCTGAATCATCTGAGTCTTCGTAAGAGTCCTCTTCATCGTCACTCTCTTCCCAAATTTTTTCTCTGATCTTTTGAGTATCCTCGTCAATTCTATCTAAGATATCTTCGATAGATTCTTCTTTTTTCTTCTTAGCCATATATCCTCCATAATGGTTAAATGTTTATCTTCTCCAATCGAATTATACATCCAATTGGGAAAACGTTTCTATCAGAAAACGATTCTTCTTTCGAGTCATAACTTGCAAAAGTTTTTAAATATTTTTTATCTTTTTCAAAGATATATGCGTAAGTTATCATTTCAGCTGGTCTCATATTACGGAACTCTTCTAAATCTGCGTGTCCACTATCACCTAAAATATCAATCCATGTAATTTTATAGAAATAATAACGTTTCTTATTAATGACAACTGATCTGTATTTAGATTTTTTTCTTATTTTGGTTTTAGGCATGACCAGTTATAGCACATATTTTTGACCTTCATACCTTTTCATCCTTGCCTTATTTCAGCTCTGTACGACTAGAGAATTGTAGGAACTTTTTTAAAATTGTAGGAAAAAAAAGTGGCTTATACCAACGATTGTAATGATTGTAGAACTTAGGTTCTACAATTTTATTGTGCTATTATTCGCTAATACCAATGATTCTAGACGATTTTTTTGAAATTGTAGGAAAAAATGACCCTCCAAACTTTTTTTTGAAAAAATTTTTTTTCGTTACCCCTGAAAAAGTTCTTACAATTACTACAATCCGCATAAAACAACACTTTTAGGTTCTACAATTTACTACAATTTATCCGGAAAAGTGTGACATATTTGTCACAGTTCCGTGTTCCTTGCCACATTCTCGCCTTATTCTTGCCGCAATCTCCTTGACCTTATTATACCATGCAACTTTAAGTTGTGCTCTTAATTCACCACTAGCTCTGTCATAATCTTTTTTAATTTCATCTAGCTCATACATTTCTATATTAACTATTCTGTTGTGCATCTTTCTCCTTTTCATTATAATATTGATCCACTCTTCTTAACCAATCAAACTTAGCCTGTCTAAATTCCTCACCTTCAAATATAAATTCTTGAAAGTAGTTATCTTTAGTACAAATTAAATTCACACCTTTATTAATTGCAGTGCCATAGATTTCATTATGCGCTAATGCATATGCAGCTAATTGAAGTTTATAATCATCAATCCATTCTTTACGTTTTGGTTTATTACTTTGTTTAAAGTCAATAATTGATGCTGATCCATCATACATACCAACAACGTCTGTAGCGCCTGC